ACACTATGAAGATGGACTTTTTTGGAAAGATAGGTTTTCTCAGGCTATACTAGACGACTATAAGTCAGCACTAGGCTCTTATGGATATGCAGGACAGCTACAACAGCGACCAACACCTGCCGATAGCGGTATGCTTCAGAAAAATTGGTTTAGAATTGATAAAGATAAGGAGGAGGGAGTGGTAAACTTCGTTATTGACCCTGCATATACAGCAAGTAGCAAGAACGACCCATCAGCTCTTATGGCTTATATATACAAAGATAAAACTTGGCAAATAACCGAAGTACAAAATGTGAGGTTAGAATTTCCTGAACTAATCAAACACATAAAAAAATTCGTACACAAAAACGGATATACCAGCCAATCAAAAATTTTCGTTGAACCAAAGGCGAGTGGGAAATCAATAGTTCAAACCCTGATTAGAGAAACAGGACTGAATATTAAGGAAGATAAGCCACCAACGAAAGATAAAGTAGCAAGAGTACAGGATATTAGTGCTACAATAGAAACAGGAAGGGTGTCTTTAATGAAAGGGCATTGGAATGAAGAATTTTTACTGCAATGTCAGTCATTTCCTGCTGCGAAGCACGATGATATGGTAGATTGCCTTGTTATGGCTCTTAATAGACATTTTTCAGGGCAAAAAGTAGTATTCTTTGGATAATTAACATATAAAATTGATTTTGACAAGAAATTGCGAAACTTTTTACATTTTTTAGATAATATTTGCATAATGAACGAAATAGAAGGTATAAATCAGGTTCACACTAAGATATTAAACGATTTTATAGTTTATGTCAAACAACAGACATATATTATAACTGAGGAGTGTGAAGATGGTAAATATCAAGATTTTGCTGATGTGATGGAAGATGTTTTCGCATATTATGTTGATTTTAGAAAGTATGCTGTCAAAGACGAGGGAGGTATTGAAGAATGGGTATATATGTTGCCTAACCTTTTAATGTACTCTTTCTTGGGTTTTTTGGCAGGAGTTAAGAATAGAAGTAATTATAGACTTATAAACAACATAGAAACGAAAGTTATTCAAGCTACAATGGAAACAATAGGCTTGATTTCGGATATGTATAAACAAGATTAGTATGCTAGTAATAGACATCAACGGAAAGCAAAAAGATATTCCAAGCGATTGGAAAGAAATGACACTCGAATATTATTGTGGTATTTATGAAATATTGCAAAAATATAAGAGAACTGAGGAACAAGACAAGAATGACGAAGGTAAAGACCTAACTAAATTCTTTTTTACTCAAGAAATCAAGATGTATAACGATTTATTTTGTTATATGACAGGAATGAGTAAGGAGAATGTAAAAAAGGTAAAGACTGAGGAGATAGAAGCTGTTATTAGTTCTTTAGACAACATATTGGAGGAATACAAGCCAAAAGGTATGACCAACTTTGAATTTGAAGGAGATATATACTATTTCCCTATGAATTTCTTTAGAGAGGGTACTTTTGGCGAATATATAGAGAGTACGCAGTTGGAGATGAACACAGAGTACCTAAAGAACGGTAGATTTGATATTTTACCTGAACAGATGGCTATTTTGTGTAAATCCGTTGATGAGGAGGTTGATTTGGATAATATAGACGATAAAGCTAAGGCTTTTAAGAGATTGACAATGGACATCGTTTGGGAGTTCGCTTTTTTTTTGAACAGGCAAACGAGCAACTCACTAAACGTTATCCAAACCTTTTTAGGGAAGGAAGCTCAAAAAGTGTAGCAGTAGTTAAGGCTAGTAGGATAATGAAGCCTTATGGTTGGTTAAACACTCTATATGACATAGCTTTAGACGGTATTTTTACAAACAAAGGTAAAGATGCAATACAAAGTGTAAAAGATGAGAAATTGTATAAAGTAATGACATATTTATCTTGGAAAACATCAAAAAGCGACTTTGAGATGGCAGTACAAGAAGAACAGAGTAAACAAGTTAAGAAATAATGAGTTTTAATAAATTAAGAGAATTAACTAACAGGTTTGAACAAAAATGGATAAACGGTGGCTTTATCTTTGGTTACGAGAACGAAATCAACGAAAACCACAACAACGACTACCCATTATTGTTAGTCTTACCACCAACATCGGTGCTTCCCACAACCGAAGGAGATGTTCAGGAAGAATACTCCTATGAGTGTCTAATAGTAAAACCATATCATCAGAACCACGCAGGTTCTCTTGATAGCGTGTTCACACTACTAGAGCAAGAAGCGTTAGGTTGGCTACAAAGAGTTTTAGACAGTTACGCAAATAAAGAAGTAATATTAAGTCCTGACAGTATATCTGTTGAACGAGAAAAAGAATTATATAACGACAAGTTGATACAAGTCAGACTTAGTTTTACTCTTAATGCGTTTTCACACTCATTTACATTTACAGATGAGTCGTCTATAACTAATCTAAGTCCTTTGGTATGGCTTCGTAGCGATATGGGTGTTAAGACCTCGTTTAGTGGTGGCAACGAAGTTGTAAGCAAGTGGATAGACCAAAGTGGTAACGGAAATCACTTTGAACAAGCCACAGCAATAAAGATGCCACAATTCAAGTATGAGATAACGGAAAACAACTATCCTTACCTTCTTTTTGATGGTACTAACGATTTTATGACCTGTGTAAACGGTGGAATAAACTCAGGTAGTGGAATACCAAAAGACCATACAATAGCTTGGGTGGCTAAGGGCGATAGTCAAGAAGGCTACCTTCTAGCTAAGAATGATGGTATTGCAAACACAAGGCAATTCTATATAGACATTAATGCAAGTAATTTTTGGCAAACAAACTATGAAGATGACGATGGAGATGATGCTAGTGTAAATAGTGGTAGCACACACTCGTCAAACACTTTGTCTGTTTTTGTGGCAACATTTAATAATAAGACAACTAAGATATACAAAGATACGACAATGATAGATAGTGAAACAGCACCTTCTTTTGACAGCTTCTCAGACTATGGCTCAAACAGAAAACTAACATTGGGTGCTTCTTCTTCATTAACTGCTAGATTTTTCAAAGGCTCTATGCAGGAGATAATAATATTTGGAAGTGCCTTTGAAGATGGAAAGATAAAAGAATTAACAGACTACCTAAAACATAAATACAGTATATAATGGCAGTAACACAAATAATTATTGACCAACCAATAACAAATGCTTTAATATCTGCATACGAGCCTATAAAACTAACATCAAGGCTTCAAGGAGCAGAGTTAGGAGATTATAAAAGTGTTCAGTTTATTATAACACCTAGAAACTCTAGGACTAACGATTATGAATACGAAAATCAAACATTTATTAGGGTTCAGCCAAGTACATACATACATAATTGGGGTGCTACTGCAACAGCTAACGATGGCACATACAAATACTTTAGCTTAGATGTAAGCAGTATGTGTAGGGATTACCTCTCGTATGATTTAAGAGCTTGTACTCACGACACTACCGATAAGGTTCAAAGAGATATAACTCAGTCAATGCCCTCTTATAATATGTTTAAGGAGTTTAGTGTTCGTATGCGACCTGAGTATGTAAATTCTAGTGGTCAGCTTACCACAGATACTAGTTTAGACATAACACATAATTTTTTCGTTGCTAATGTAGCTTTATCTCACGAAGAACAACACAGCTTGGTATTGTCTAATGCAATGTCAGGAAGCACAGCTAGCGAAGAACAAAATGATTCTCTATCAAAAGCATTTACTTTTAGTAAAGATAACGCTAATGAAAGGGTTAGGTGTCTTACACTAAAGCCTAACTACAAGATAATAGGAACTGACGAGTGCGAATACTTGAGTGCTATTATGGATAAGGGAGATGGTACAGATTATCCTTATGCTCAGATTAGGATTTATTTTAAAGATGGAAGCCTTCTTACAAATGGGTTGGGTCAAACATTATCTTTGGTTTTAAACAGCTCTGCTAGGGGAGATGGCAATTATAGTGCTTCAGGTGGTGTTTTTCATTGGGGAGGAAGCACTAGCACAAACGACTTTAATTCAAACAAGCCTGAGCTTGGTGTGTTTCAGATTGGCGTTGGAACAAGAAATATAAGAGAAGCAATAGTTGGTTGGACTAATACCACTAATGATAACCTTCCAAAATTTGGAGATTGGTCTAATGTTGAATACTATACAGTTCAGTTTTACACATCAGCAGAAACTAGAGAAATAGGTCAAATGATGTACTACTATATAGACCACAAGTCGGAAGATAAAAAATATTTTGGTCAATCTGTAAGGTTTCATTGGCAAAACAGGTTAGGTGGTATTGATAGCTACACTTTTGATGGAACAGCTACTGAGGGAATAAATGTTTCTTCAAAAACTTACGAGCAGACTATATATCCTGACTTTCAAAGTCAATTAGGACAACCAAGTTCAAGTGATAGTATTTGGCAGGGTAATCTACCTAATGTTAAGAATAATTACGGTGCTTTAGTCCCTAGAGTTGGTGGATTGACCTCAGATGAATATAGGGGGGTGTCTAAATCCGTTGTAAAAGCCTTTAGAGAGGGTCAGGCAGTATCACGACCTTATCCAAGACAAGAACAAGCTATGATGGAAGATTTACTGTCATCTCCTAATGTATGGGTAGAAAGAGGTTGGAGAGGAAAAGAGGTCTTTAGGGATAACTTCGATGACCTCACAGCTTTACAAGCTGATTGGACTACGTATTCAGGAACGTATATTTACGAGGGTGGTAATACAGACCAAATAACAACTTCAAACGGACATACAGCAGGTACAGGTGCTTATTTAAAAGGCGATAATGATATTAGTGGTGGCGACCCTGCCGATGACGTTTGGGCGATTGCTAAAGCCAAGAAGTTTCCATACGACCCAAATAAAATATATGAGGTTGAGGTAAGAATAAAAGTTCAGTATCAAGATGCTGCTGCTACAAACTATATTGGATTAGGAGGTATTGCAGCAGACGGAACGACATTAGTAAACACAAGTGGTGCAAATGCCCATAGCTCTCAGCACTACATTACGCTAAATGGCTACGACCAAGATACTGATAACGAATGGGAGGTACACAGAGGGTATATAACAGGTAGGTTGGCAGAGGGTTCTTCAACATCAGAGTCTTTTCAAGGGCAGTCCAACGACCCTAAAGACCCTGCTAACGCACACGCAGATGTTGAGTTTTTTGCACCACTAATACTTTTACAATTTGATTCAAAAGCAGGTAGAACTATGATTGACTATATTGTGGTTAGGGAGTATGAGAGTGATTTGCCGACAGCAGGTGGTTGGTATAGCACATTAAACAGACACTACTATGTTCCTGTAAACATAAAAGATGCTACTACTACAAGTTTTGATAGTGAGAATCAATCTACTATGACCGTAAACTATGTTGAAAGTAAAGAGAAAAGAACTATAAAATAATGGCTGAAATAAGAATAGAGTTAAGAGATTTTGACAAAAATACATTGGGCGACCTTGATATTACTTCAAGCGATGAGTTCCCTTTATCTTTAACTTATCAAAATTTTGACATTAGAGATTTTAACTCAAGAAACGGTGGCTTTAGTAAAACCTTTAAAGTTCCTGCAACAAAGAGAAACAACAAGCTGCTAAACCATATTTATCAAGACGGTAATATAGATAAAAAAAATGTTAGGGGTTCTTTGCCTTCAACAATATATTCTGATAACATTCCGATAGTTTCAGGAACGCTGAAAATAACAAAAATTCTTAAAGGAAAAGACCCTTTGGAGTATGAGTGTAATTTTCTTTCAGACAATATGGATTGGGCATCTAAGATAAAAAACAAAGACCTCAAAGAGCTTACATTTGATAATACAAGTGGTGGTGGAAACACAGGTTATGTTTTTGAGAATATGCAAGGTCTTTCAGGTAACGCTAGAGATGCTGCAACATTTAATGCCGACTCTGACAAACCATTATTTCCTTTGCTATCTGTTGGAGAGGGTGTTAGCTCTAGGAATCAGGTAACAGATGCAGACTTTGTTCCTTGCCTTTATGTAAAAAATATTTGGGATAAGATATTTGAGGGAGAGGGGTATGTAGTTGATAGTGAGTTTTGCAATAGCGAATACTTTAAATCATTGATAGTTCCACTTAACTTTGAAAAGCAATCAGAACTTATAAATGATAAGTACGGAAAGATAGAAAAAAATGATGGATATACAAAGGCAGCACACTATTTTCACGATAGTAACCCTGCTATTTCAACCGTTCCTCATATAGGGTATAACGCCATTGAAGTAAGTCGTAGGTGGGGTTACTTAACAGATAATACCAATGTTGCAGCAAGATACCCTTTTAGTGGTAATTTTGCTTTAGACGACTCCCCACTACCTAGTAGCACATCAACAGGAAATGTTCAGACAGGTGGTAATACACACCCTACTTTAAATTCACATACAATGTTGGTTATAAACGAAACAGGAACTCATACAATAGACTTTAATATAGACTTTCGTCATTACAGGGATAGTGGTGCTAGTAGTGGCTCTATGACATACAAGCTAAGGGGAGAGATTTGGGAGGTTGATAATGACCTTGACCAAGATATAAATTCTTTTTATCAGGCAGTAGAAGATAGCAATAACGGAAACAACACAAACCCAAACATAATAAGAAAATGGGATAGTGGAACTATAACTCACGTTAAAAATGGCGACCACGATTCTGTTGAGAACTTTAATGATGAAGTAGAAATTGATTCAACAGAAGTTGGTAGAAAATTTATATTTACAGTTTCTGTTAGAATGGTGGATTATGCAGCTTTTGATGGTGGACACGTTAAATTTGGTTATAAAAATGGCACTATGGAGATTAAAGGTAATGACACTATTAATGTAGGGGAGGACTACTCTCCTGTTCAGTTCCTTTTACCAAAGGGTAAGCAGTCTGATTTTGTATCAGGAATATCTCAAATGTTTAATCTTCAATTCTTTACCGATTCTAAATCAAAGATAGTAAAGGTTGAGCCTTACGATTATTTTTATCAAGACTACACAAAAGCTAGAGATTGGACTTCTAAAATAGACTATTCAAAGCCTATTGAAGATGAGTTTATAAACGATATAAAGTCAGAGCTAATAATAAAATATAAAGATGCTTCAGGAGATGCTTTTTTAGAAAGATTTAACAAGAAAAATGATACTGATTGGGGTTCTTACAGAGAGCTAAATGACGATGGAGTTTTTGCAGACGGAACATACAAGGTTGAGAATAAATACTTTTCTCCTTCTTTTAATTGGTACGAGGGGGATTATATTGACCAAGATGTTGGTCATTCATTTACAAGACGACCTTTTATTCCTGTTTATCACACAAAGTTTACAAACATAGATTCTAAACGGAGTGTAGAAAGAGCTGAGAAAGAATTTAACATAGGTGCTAGGGTATTAATAACGCTTCCTGTTTATTCAGGTGCTAATCAATATTTGAGTAGTCAGTCAGGTATAAGAACAGGGTACTCCTACAACAATAATGGAGAAGCTGTTGCTTCTAACGCTTTTCAGACTGATTTTTGTAGAGCTAACTTTTTTCACTTGGATAGTGCTAAAAATAGTGCAGACAACAACGATACATTTGATTCTTTTGTGCAGTTAGATGCAGGAACTTACAATGGCTCTACATTGTCGTTAGACCCTAACCTGTCTTTTAATAATATCACTTACGATTTTTCAGGTCAAGGAAGTCAAACGCATATTGGTTTGTATCAGTCTTTTTACTCTAAAATGGTTGGGCAGCTAAAACAAAAACCTAGAATAAAAACAATATATCTTAATTTAAGTAATACGGATATGGCTATTCTTGACTTTACAAGACTTGTTTTTATAGATGGTAATTATTACAGGATAAACAAGATAATTGATTTTAAACCACACCTAAAGCAAAGCACAAAGGTTGAGCTTGTAGAGTATCTTGATTTGGGTAAAAAAGAGGTTAGCTCTACTTTAGTTATGAACATTTCAGATTCGTTAAATTTATAATGTCAAAAATATATAAAAAACAAAGAGAAGATTCTTTATCAAAGTATGTTTATTGTACTGTTGATGGTGCGTTGGTAAAAGTTGTTTACAAGTCAGGAGAGGGGTATAATGATAGTGGAAGCACATACTCAAATTATTCTGACTTAAAAATAACAAATAGTTATAGGGTTGGAATACAAGATTCGCTTAAAGCAACATCTAAAACACAAACCGTATTTACGGAAGAAGAAGAAGTTACAACAACAACTCCACAGTCAGGAACAGTAACAACAAAGACAACAACAAAGATAAACCCTGTTTGCATATTCAATTACAACCATAAGGTTTATTCAAGTGGTGGGTCTGTTTCTAAATGGGCAAGTAGCTATGATTCATTTGCTTTTTCTCAATCCACATCTGCTAATATGCCTAGTTTAGGAAAATATGGTAAAGGTGTTAGCAATCAATCTCCCATTTATTTTAGCTTATACAATAGTAGTTTTATGTCATTAAACTCTGCTGTTACACTTTCAGGAGATTTTACAATGTTCTTTTATGTTAGTATAATAGGACACCCTGTAAATAAGTATATGAGATTCTTGGGTAAGTCTGACGATAATGATATGTTTTTGTCGGCAGGAGATGCAAGTAACAAGAGCTATATAATGAAGTTTGACTCATCTAACACCGTTCAATTTGATTCATCTACATATTATTACACCCCATCATCAAATCCATTGCTAATATCTGTTGTAAGAAAAAAAGACCAATTAACAATAAGAGAAAATGGTGTTGAGGTAGGAACACAAACTTGCCCTACAAGTGATTTTGTTTTCGACCAATTTGGAAGAACAGGAAATATAGATTTATCATTTAATGGTGGGGTATGGCACTTTTCTGCTTATGACGGTGCTATGAATAAAAGCCTAACTAAAGTAGAAAATTCAATTATTAAATTAGCATCACAATCTAAATCGGTATAATGAAAATACAAGAACAAATAGGCAGAGAGCTAGATGAAATAGGAAGAACTCTTGTTAAAAGATTTCGTAAGGAGTTGGTAAATCAAGGGCATATTGCAACAGGTAAGCTACACGACACAACAAAACATAAGGTCGTTTTTAAGGGTGGAGAAGCAAGTATTAGTATAACATCAAAGACAAACTATTCAAAGGCTGTAAACGATGGTACAAAACCTCATACACCCAACCTAGATGCTATACTTGATTGGATAGATGATAAAAAGATTTCATACTCAAACGAAAATGAAAAGCATCAGATAGCAGCAGCTATTATTGCTCGTATTGAAATAGAAGGTACTCCTACAAAAGGTAGCAACCAATACTCTAACAACGGATATAGAAAAGGATATATAAATCGTGTTGTAGGATTTAGTAAGAAGGGAATAAAGAATCAACTTCAGAAGAAGTTTGGAGATATAATAAAAACAGAATTTAGAAAAGCAACTAAGAAATAATGGCAGGAGAAAATTTAGATTTTAAAGTACGAGTATTAGGTATTAAAGAGCTTGTTGAATTAAACAATCAAATACAAGCCACCTCTAAGGAGTTAAAGGAAAAGAAGAAAGCTCTAAAGACAGACAAAGAAGGTCAGCAGGAAAATATGAAGTCCGTTCTTCAGCTTACAGACACTTTAAAAAAGCAAAGAAAAGAGTTTAGAGAAGGAACTAAACAGCAGCAAAAAGTTCAACAAGAAACCAAAAAGACCACTAGCTTTACTATGAAGATGGCTACTGCTTTTGGGGTTGCTCAACTAGCTGTTAATGGTTTTCAAAAAGTTGTAGGCTTCCTTGCTAATCAAATGAAAGACGGTATAAATGTCTTTAAGGAGTTTGATTTTCAAATGCAGAAGGTTAGAGCTATTAGTGGTGCAACTGACTTGGAGTTTAAAAGACTAAAAGAATCTGCTGAAGCATTAGGTAGAACAACATTCTTTACTGCAACACAGGTAGCCGAGCTGCAAACAAACCTGTCTAAACTAGGTTTTACTGCCGAAGAAATACTACAAGCACAGGGTGCAACATTAGCAACTGCTACTGCAACAGGAGAGAACCTAGCAAGAACAGCAACGGTAATGGGTTCTGCTATACGAGGTTTTGGTCTTGATGCAAGTGAAGCAACAAGAGTTGCAGATGTTATGGCATCTGCCTTTACAAGTTCTGCACTAGATATTGAGAAGTTTCAAACATCAATGACAAAGGTTGCACCTATTGCAAAGATGGCAGGTTTTGAAATTGAAGGTACAACAGCGATATTAGCTTCCCTTACAGATGCAGGTATCGAAGCATCTATTGCAGGTACTTCTTTAAGAAACATATTATTAAGACTAGCAGACCCAACATCAAAACTTTCTAAAAGATTAGGTGGCTCTGTAAAGTCTGTTGATGAGCTTTTACCAAGACTAAAAGCTATGAAAGATGAGGGTATTGCTCTTTCTGATGTTTTAGGTATTACGGACAGAAGAACTGCTGCTGCTTTTGGTAGAATGTTAGATAGTGCAGATGGTGTGGCTATCCTAACAAAGCAACTAAGAAACTCTGAGGGTGCAGCAGAAGCTATGGCTGAAATTGTAGGAGATAGCTTACAAGGTGCTATGCTTCGTTTTAAGTCAGCAACAGACGGACTGAAGATTGCTTTAGTTGATTTGTTTGGAGAAAACTTACAAAAAAGATTTGATTCTTTTGCTAAGTTCTTTAATAATTTAGCTAGTGAAAAAAGCATAAAAAGAATATCAAAGGTTGCAAAAACCATAAGCACTTTAGTAAAAGCAATATTGCTTTACACTATTGGTGTTAAGGCTGCTTCTCTTGCAACTCTTGCTTGGACTAAAGGAAGTCTTTTTCTATATAATACTGCTATAAACTTAGCTTTTGGTGGAACTGTTAGATTAACAGGTGCTGTTAATTTATTTAGAACAGCTCTCATTAAAACAGGTATAGGTGCTTTTGTTGTTCTTATAGGTACTGCTATTGCAGGTATGATTAAGTATGCAGGTGGGTTGGAACAAGCTGAGAGTTGGACTTCAAAACTTACAAAGGCAACTAAAACTAGCAATGAAGGAATAGTTGAAGCTCAAACCAATCTTAAATCTTTAGCTAGAACTAGAGAAAGAATAAATGAGCTTACAGATAAAGAAGGGAAGTTATTAAATGACAACGCTTCAACAAGAAAAATACTTGACGGACTAAGAAAAAAAGAAAAGTCTGAAATAGCATCTCTCAATAAGTTGTTAAACACTCATAACCTAGAGCTTATAGATGAAAAAGACAATATAGATAAAATCACAGAAGCTATATCAGGTAGTGGTGGTCTTATTGATGCTATGACAAATAAAATGCTAGTAGAAGCATTTGGCGACCTCAACAAAGAGCTTATAAGTATGACTGTTCAGTCTGATATGATACAAGAAGCTTTAGGAGAGAATTTTCAGCTAGACCCTAAAAGGATAGCAGAAATGAAAAAGGAACTTGAGGAAATGAGTTCTTTCAGGCAATGGCTAACACAAGATGTCGGTGGTACTGTTTATGATTTTATATTAGGAATGTTTGGCTCAGGAACAGAACAAGAGCTTTTTGCAGATGTTGATATGTTAGATGCTTTATTAGAGCAGTCAGGATTAACCCTTCAACAATTTTTAGATACATTAGAAGATGGCTACTTTGAAAAAGAGCAACAAAAAATAATGGATTTAATTTTAAAAAAAGGGGAATCAACAAGTCTTTCTATCGGAGATTTATTCTCAACAGGGAAGAAGGGTTCAGGCGATGACCCTAACATAAAGGCTGTTACTGCTCAAATAGAAGAAGAAGCTCAAAGACATTCTAAGGCACTACTTGATATAGGTAATGAATCATACAAGTTTGAAAGTGATAGAAACATACTTCAGTTAGAAGAAGAAATAAAACATCTTGAAACTATGAAACTCCTTAATATGAAGATGGGAGAAGATGGTCTTAAAGAGGATTTAAAAATACAGAAAAAGCGTGATAAACTTTTAAAAGAAACTAACAAGCTAAAACTAGATGCTTTAAAACAAGAAAAAGAAGATAGAAAGCTTCAGATTGACGAGGACTTTACTAATGAGCTTATGACTGAGCTTCAACACAAACAAGCGTTGCTTGATTTAGAAGCGTGGTTCTTAGGTCAGAAGGGAGAGTTGATTGCACAAGATTTCCAAGCATATTTAGAAAATCAAAATGCTCAAAGGCAATTAGATATAGATGCAATAGAATTAGAAAAACAAGCAAATCAAGAAAGAATACAGGCTGTTGATGATTTAGGTTCTTCTATGTCTGAGCTTGGTAATATTATGGGAGAAAACCACGTTCTTACAAAGATAGGGACTAAGTTATCACAAGCTGCTGCTGTTGCTAAAAATATAGAAACATTAAGAACAATACTGCAAACAAAAGCAGATGAAGCAGGAACAACAACATCATTGGTAAAGATGGGTGCAAATGCAGGGGAAGGGGTAACCAAACAGGCAGCAAGACCATTCCCTGAAAACATAGCTGCTATGGCTGCAACTTTAGCTGTTGTGGTTTCTGTACTATCTATGTTTGGTGGAGGTATGGGTGGAGGAGATTCTAAAACTGTAACAGAAGGTGGCAAGTTTGCTAATGGTGGTCTTACTAAAGGTGGAATGTTTAGAGGTAACTCTCACGCTAACGGTGGTGTAAAGTTTGCAGTAGGTGGTAGAATACACGAAGCAGAAGGTGGAGAAGCTATTATAAACAAGCGTTCAACATCTATGTTCAAGCCTGTTCTTTCTGCTATAAACTCCTACAATGGAAACGGAGTAAAGTTTGCTGATGGTGGACTTCTGAATAGTGGAGAAAAGTTTGCTAGAGGTGGTCAGTTGGCTGATATTCAAGGTATGATTTCTCAACAGCAAACATCTCAAAGAGTTATAATGGTTGAGAGTGATGTAACAAAAACACAAGGTAAAGTATCTGCTATTGAAAGTCAGGCTACTTTTTAGTATATTTGAACTATGGCTATAAGACAAAATAAACAAGAGGTGGTTGATGAGTTTTTAGAATTAATGTATAAAGAGATTAGGTCTAAGTATTCTGATGATGCAGGTATAAAGAATGTTGTGTTTCACTTGATTGAAAAAGGTCTTGTAGAGCCTAAAAGGTTAAGAAACTATATGATTATATCTGACTTTCACAAAATACTAAAAGAAAACTTAGGACACAGCACACATACATTTATGGACTTGTCTATTAAGTATGATGTTTCAGATAGGACTTGTCAGAATGTAGTATATAAAGAAAGCAAGAAAAGCAAAAGAATAAACAATATAAGATAAGTATTGTAAACTTTTTCGCATATAGCGAAATAACTAATAATATATTTGTGGTTATGAACAAATGGTACTCAATAGAAAACAAAGCAGACGGTAATCCTGTTGAAATATCCATCTATGATGAGATAGGAGATTACGGAACTTCTGCTAAAAACTTTATAGAGGAAGTAAAGAATGTAAGCGAGAGAGATATTACACTAAGAATCAACTCTGTTGGTGGTAGTGTTTTTGACGGTCTTGCTATTTACAACACTTTGCGTTCCCACAGAGGTTTTGTAAACATTAAGATTGAAGGTTTGGCAGCATCAATTTCTACTGTTATTGCGATGGCAGGAGATAATATTGAAATGTCAGAGAACGGATTTTTTATGATACACAACCCATTCGGACAATCGGCAGGAGAAGCAGTAGATATGCGTAAGACTGCTGATTTACTTGACAAAATAAAAAGTGAAATTATCGAGATATATCAAAAAAAGACCGACTTAACTTATGAGGAACTTTCTGATATGATGGATAAAGAAACTTGGCTATCAAGTCAAGAAGCTATTGAATTTGGATTTGTAAACAATGTAACAGAGCCAATGAAGATAGCAGCAACATTTGACCTCTCTAAATTTACTAATGTAAATGAAAAAGAGGTTAATGATAAATTAAGTTTAATTAATAATAAAACAAAAATGACTGAAGAATTAAAAACTTGGTTCAATGGTGTTAAAGAGGAAATCTTAAACGCTGTTAAAGGAGAAGAAGTTTCATCTCCTGTTGAAGAAGTTTCCGTTATTCTTTCTGACAATGAAGCTGTGGTAAACAAGTTCGAGGAACTTGAAGAAAACGCTACATCTTTAAGAGAAGAAAAAGAAGAACTAGCAGGTCTTGTTGGAGAAAAAGAAAGTACAATTACTGACTTAACTAACAAGATTTCTGAGATGGAAGCTAAATTAGCTAAATTAGAGGCTACTGAAACAAGCGTAGAAGCTGACACAGACCCTGCAATCAACGAAAGTGATGTTGTAGTTAATGAGTGGGATTCTTTCGCTAAATCAATATTAAAATAATAATTAAATAAAAAATTAGAAAATTATGGCAACTTATACAAGTGCAAATTTACCTACTGTAAAGTCGTATGACGTAAGTAAGTATATTTTAGAACCATTATTTATGGGTCAAGATTATATGTCCTATATGGACGTAATGCCTAACGTATCAGGAACAATCGTTGTTGATAAGTTTAAGGCTATTGGTGGAATTACTAACGCTTTCGCTTCAGGTGCTTTCGCAGGAGAGTCAGGAGAGATAGGCGATACTGTAACAATTACTCCTGTTCGTAGAGAAGCAGAGATTGCTTTCGCAGGAGATTCTTTATACAACAAAATCAAAGGTCAGCTTATGAGAGGTGGACACGACTTTGACAATGTTGAAGGAACTGTTGTTAAGAACATCTTATTAGAAATGATTGGTCAAGGCGTTAAGTCTGACTTTAACAAGCACCTTTGGTTATCTGATACTTCAGCATCAGGTGCTTTTGGAGATTTCGATGGTTTGTTTGATGCAGCTTTTGCTGTTACTGCAAACAAAATCAACAGAGATACTATTTCTCAAGGTTCTGATGCTGCTTTAGCTTCAGGTAAAGGTCTTGAGATTTTAAAAGGTCTTTATGATAACGCTGCACCTGAATTATTAGAAGCAGGAAATCACGTTTACATTGTTTCAGGCGATGTTGCTGATGATTATATGGCTGCAACTTTAGAATCTTCTAACTTTGCAGCAGCAGGTTATGGTGCTATGGTTAATGGTGTTCCACAACTTACTTACAGAGGTATTCCTATCATTGTTCGTAGAGATTGGGACGTAGCTATTGCTGCTAACGTTGCAAACATCAACGGTGCTTCTAACGCTGCTGAAACTCACAGAGCTATGCTAACTACTAAAGATGCTTTCGTTGTTGCAACAGACTTCAGCGAGAACTCAGTAGAGCAATGGTACTCTAACGATAACAAAGAATATCGTTTCCGTGTAGCTTACTCAATCGGTTGTGCATTGAAAGATGCTAAATTGGCTGTGTACTACACACCTGATAATATGGCGTAATTAATATAATATAGGGGGTTGCAATACACCCCCTTATATTTTAACTTTTAAAAATAAAAAAAAATGGCAATAGAAACTTTAACAGTAGCAGCTTCTGATTTAGAAATTAGAGGTGGACTACAATATATCGCTATCGGTAAATTATCAGCAGTAAGTGCTATTACATTTACTGACACAGCAGATACTGCACACGGAATATCAGCCATTGGTGGTCTTACAAGTTCCAATGTAGCTTTACTTTTTGACTTAAAGCAAGGCACAGGTTCTTTATCTACAAGTGGTTCTAAAGATGGTGGAACGATTATGTTTGAACACACGGTTTCATTCTATGTTCCTAACTGTTCAAATCAACACTTTAGAGCATTACAGACACTAAACAATGAGAATCTAGTGGTAGTTACTGAAGATTATAATGGTACAAATCATTGTATTGGTCTTTCAAAAGCTTATAAAAACGCAGACGAAATTACTAACCAACAAATGTATGCAAGATTATCTGCTGTCGAAGGTGGTACAGGTGCTGCTTTAGGAGATGAAAATGGTGTTACAGTAACAATTACTTGTTCTTCAGGAGAACTTCCTAGATTGTTTACAGGAACATTTAATCCTGCTGCTGACGGAACAATAGCAATATCTTAATAATTAACTAAAAAGGAATGGGTTTGGCAGAGAAATTTGTCATTCCCCTTCTTTTTATTATATTTACACTATGTATAAATCAAGATTAAAAGAGGGACACGCATATTTTGTAGGTGGATTAAACTTTGCTTGGGCAGATGCAACGCAAGAGCAATTAAAAGAAGTTTATGAAATGGGCGACAACGACCTTGTAACAAAAGAAGAAGATGCAGCACCAAAAAAGAACAAGTCAAAAGCAAAAAAAGTCGAAGGTTCAGAAATCTCCGATAACGAGTAGTTTTAATACTAAGTACGCTTTTGTAAACTTATCTACACCTCAAGTAAATACTGAGGTAAAAGACTTAGATAGATTAAGAGATGATTGGATTCCATTTGGTGCAGATAATCTCTTTCCACAGTATTTAGCAGAGCTAAAAAGACAATCTTCAACACATCGTTCTGTATTAGCACAGAAAACAACTTTCACAACAGGTGGAGGTTTTTTGACTGATAATGAGCAATTAACGGATTTTATATCTGATGTAAATGCAAACGGAGAAAGTTTAAAGGATTGTTTTAAGAAATTAGCTGATGATTATTTTACTTATGGAAATGCTTATCTTGAGGGAGTTATATATGATGGTGGTGTTAATTTTTATCACAAAGATGCTTCGACTGCGAGATTAAGCAAAAATAAAAAGCACGTTTATTTCCACCCTGATTGGGCAAATCAAAGAAAGTTTAAGGAAAAAACACAAAGAATACCAATTTATCCTAATGTAGCTAACAGCAGATTTATAATACATTACAAGGATTATGAAAGCACATTTAGCTTTTATGGTTTACCTGACTATGTAGCTGCTTTAGAGCATATAGCGATAGATTTTGAAATAGGAAAATTTAACCATACAGCATTTAAAAATGGATTTAGTCCTTCTGCTATTGTTACTGTTAATGGCGATTTTGGAGAGGCAGAAGCAGAGAAATTTGTAGAAACTGCCAAAGATACGCTAACAGGAAGTGGTAACAATTCAAAAATATTATTCCTTGTAAAGAATGGGGACGACAGTAGAGGTACTGATGTTCAGATTATAAACAACAAGGAAGATGGCGACTTCTTAGATTTACAGAAGCTAACAGACCAAAACATAATTACTGCTCACAGATGGCAACCTGCATTAAGTGGTATTGTTTCTTCAGGAAAGATGAACAATACAGGTAGTGAGATTAGAATAGCTTACGACCTTGCTATGAGTACGGTAATTAGAGATACAACAAACATACTACTAGACCCTATAAAGAGAGTTATAACAAATGAGATAGGAATAGATACGGAAGATTTAACGGTTGCTTACGAGCCACCTATATCGTTCCTTTCTGACATAGACCCTAAACAGGTTCTTACTATAAATGAGCAGAGAGCAATGCTTAACAAAGACCTTCCTGATATTGAAGATGGAGAGTTGTTGCTTTCTGATAGACAAACAATTAGAGTTGAACGACAAAACACAGAGGTATAATGGCAAACGTAAGACAATATGATAATCTAATAACAGCTTCAGAGGTTGTATCAAAATCATTTACAAATCAAGCTACTGATTTAGCTTTAATAAGTAATGAGTTGATTACTATTGCAGAACTTGCTCACATTAAACCTATGTTGGGTTTGGATATGTATGAGGAACTTAAAACTCAAAACCACAACAGCACATTAACTGCTGTTAATACGACCCTTTTAACGCATTATCTTAAAGATGCACTAGCTTGGTATGTTAGGTTTGAGGTTATGAATGAAATGCAATACAACACTACATCGGCAGGGTTGGTTGTTAATGTTTCCGAGTTTAGTAATCCTGCAAATGTAGAGCAATTCAATCAAATGAAGTCTGATACTTTTAGAAAGGCACAGGTTTTAAGTGATGATATGTTGGCATATATAATGCACGATGACCAAAACAATGACTATCCTTTATTTGGTCAAGACGGAGATACATCTATGCCTAACTTAGATGGGGATATGGCTAAAAAAATGAACGGAATAATTTTTTACTAATGGATTTAATAAAGTATTATTTAAGACATATATGTAACGCAACCGTAAGGAAGAATGATAATTGTCCTGATGGGTATGAACATCAAATGCCTGACGGTTCTTATATGTGTGGAAGGGAACACGAAGAAGCCTATAATCTTTCGCAAGAAGAAATAGATGAAACATATAAAGAATACAAGGCATCTGTTAATATGAGCTACTCTGAATTAAAGAGATGGTCTGAAACAGAGTGTAGTAAAAAGGCTAGTATAGGAAGAACTGCTATAAACAGAAACCTAACACTACTTTCTAAGAAGAAAGCTGATTGGACTTCTGCAAACGCAACTGAAGCTAGAAAAGCTATTGCTTATATTGCAAGAGCAAAAAAACAACCACAAGGCAAGAATGTGAGTAAAGATTGCCCTTACTCCAAGAACTATATTGCTTTAAAGAATTGGGCATACGATAGAAACAAATAAAAAATATATAAAATGGCTTACGAATTTTTAGATGACAATATTGCTTTAATGAGAATGTTGGGAGAGTGTCAAAGTATTCAGGTTATTAGCGATACAGCAGCTCATACAAGCAAAGACTTTTACTGCCTTTACTGTGTTACTGAAACTGTTATTGCTTCTATAACTTGCGATAGTGAGGTTACAAACGCAGCAGGTTTACAAACAACGCTTCCTGCGGGAACAATGTTGATGCTTAACATTACAGCAGTAACACTTACAAGTGGAGTAGTAATAGGATATAACAGATAATAATATGGCAAGTACAATAATAGCAGCAGCACTCACAATAACTATTAACGAAAGTATAACATTGGGAGGTACTCAGTATGGAGGAACAAAAACACTAGAAATAGCATCTATTAAAGAGGTTTTTAAGCGTATTGTTCGTTGTGTTGATGATACTGATTGCACAATAGCAACATTTCAAACAGCAACAAACACAGCAGATAATGCTATTGATTTAGAGAATGTTAGATATATTAGGGTAACTAATTTAGATGACACTAATCCAATGAATTTGTCTTTACAAGTTGCAGGTGGAGAAGATGGAGCTGCAAATATGTCTGCTACACACTTAGTAGGTGCAGGTCAAAGTTTCATTATGCACACAGTTCACGATGGTATTGCTGTTAGTGATGCTAACGCTACTCTTGTAGATGCTTTAACTGACTTAGAAAGTCTTTTGGTTGACCCTTTGTCGGAAGATATAGATGTAGAAGTATTAATTGCAAGTGTATAAAATATGGCAAGTAACGAACATAGTGGATTAGATAACAGTCAGCTTCACGTACCAAAGGACTTTAGCACAGCTTCTGCGAATACTGTATTAACAAAAGACGGTAGCAATAACTTAACTTGGGCAGACGACAATCTTAGAAGAACTCAACAATTTAGAGTTACAGGATATTTTAGTAAGTCTGATACTAATGAGTATGCACCGACTTATGCAGCAAACGCAACTCATCTTTGGGACACAGTAGTTACTAATTCTACTAATGACGCACAAGATGCTGTTGCACAGGCTCAGTTATATTGCAATAGAGCAGGTTTTATAGGTGGATTTGGTGGTGTTGTAGCAGCTACAAGTGGAAAGACTGTAAATTTTAAAGTTTACAAAGGTACACCTGCTGATGCTAGTTCGTCAGGATTTGCATTAACTCAACTAGGAGATACTGCATCTGAAGTTGGTGGTGGTGGAACTAATGTTGATGTTTTTGAAGCAGGTTCTATGGGTTCTTCTGCTACATTCTCAGCAGGAGATGTTATTATAATTACTATATCGGCAGGGGCAGCAGCATCTACTGTCGCAAGGTTTAACGCTACATTAGAAGTAGTATATACAGAATAATATGTTAGGATTAGGATTAGCAATAACAGTAGGTAAAAGAATATTAGGCGATGCCATAGATAGCTTATTATCTGCGTTAAAAGGTAGAGCAACATACTATGAGAATGGTAGTGCATCTAAATCTACTATTAAGGCAATAGATAATGCTGATGTACTAGACAAAGCATCTATACTACTTACTCCTACTGCAACAAGTGATGCAAGGGTACACTCTGTAAAGACTTATACAGGTGATGAACTTGTAACTAATGGTGCATTTGATACTGATAGTGATTGGGTAAAGGGTACAGGTTGGTCTATTGCTAATGGTAAAGCTAGTTGTAACGGTTCTAGCACTAACTTAAATCAAAATGGAGTTTTGGTTGTAGGTAAAAATTACAAGATTACTATAACTGTTACTGATTATGTTTCAGGAACTGTTGAGGTATCAGCAGGTGCAGCACCT